CGCGTTAAAACCGGCCCTTGTCAGCTCTTCGATTGTTTTAGGCTCCGCGGCATCGCAATAAATTACATCCGCCCTGTTTATGCCTATTGATTTCAATTTCTCTATAAGGTCACCTGTCGTTAGCTTCGTTTGATATATTATTTCCTCCGCATAGTTGGCACCTTCGTAGGTTTCTATCTTTACAAGTGCGGAGGGTACGTTGTAACCAAAGTCCAAACCATAGCAAACAGAACCTTTGGCCGGTAATTCGTCGGTCACTTTCCAATGCGTGTAAATCTGCTCTTGTGAGGTTCCACGAAGGCCAAGGCCGAATACTTGCCACATCAGAGGATCAGCATCACGGTATGACTCAATAACTTCTATTTGTTTCTGTGGAAGATTGCTCAAATTGTTTCTGTATGTGCTGTGAATCTTGATGGCATCGTTGCCGTCAGCGATGTGATAGCACCATACGTCGAAATCCGCAGGGTTCAAGTCTATAAATACCCTGTCGGTAGTCCTGACATCCAACTGGTCAAAAAGTGCTTTGCTGATTAGGTTGGCCTCATTTACAAATAAGATATCCCTGCCAGCTCCTCGCGCTTTGTCAGGGTCTTCAAGTCCAATAAACTCGATGTAACTTCCATTATCGAAGTTGTAGATATTATCCGTTTTATTGTGATTTTCTACATTGTAGAGCATCCAATCTCGAATAATTACCTCGAAATCCCTCAGCGACCCACGCTTTAGGTGAGGGAGGGAGTGAGATGTGACAGAAATGCGGATGTTTGGAGTGGAATATGCATAGGTAATTAATACCTGCATAATGGAGAAGCTCTTCCCACTTCGGCTGCCACCCTCATTAACGATGTAACGCTTGTCCGACTTTTTCAAGGCCGACCAGTTAGCCTGGAAAACAGGCGTAACTTTAACGGTCTTAATTAATCGGTTCGCAACCGTCATCGAGTAGCTGATTAATGTTAACACCTACGTTACCGCTCATGTCTACCTCTGATCGTTCAATATATCCTCGTTTTTTTCCCTTGGTTTTGAGAAAGAAAATTATAGCCGTGTCGCTGTCATCCTTAATACGTTGGTGAAGTTTACCCTCTGCAAAGTCCAATGCAATATCTGTAATGCCTTCAACTGCTTGCTTATAGACTTCGTCCTGTTCCATCCAAAGGTAGTGAGTAGTTCTATGGATGCCTACCATGTTAGCGGCTTGAGTCACAATGCCGAGCGTTTTTTCCAACGCTTCAATCATTGCCCTTTTTTTTATGTCGAGTTCTGTAGACACCATACAACAAAACTACATTAAAAACAAATATTTTACCAAATTAATTTTCAGTAATCTGGCCTTGTTCAATTTTTGGTTCTGGTTTTATAATGCCCAGCCACTTGAGTAATTTTTTAAACATGGTTCAAAGGTAAGATAGGGTATGGTAAGATAGCGAAAAGTTGCATGAAAGATTCAAAAGATTCACCAAAGATTCACCAAAGATTCAGCATATTTTTACATAGTACTTTGATTATCAATAAGTTACATTCCAAAGTTTCAAAGATTCAAGATTTCATAAGAAAATATATAAAATTTCAAAGTTTCAAAGTTTCACCTATATATTATATATAATAATAATATAAATAAATTAGTTCTATTATGTTTTTTGAATCTTTGAAACTTTCCTCTGAAACTCAAGCCCACACTACAAAGTAAAGATTCAGCAGGTGAATCTTTCGTGAAACTTTTGAAACTTTGGTGAATCTTAGTATGTCTTTTCATAACTACCCCTTGCTATTTGGCTGAATAGTTCTTTCTGGCGATTTATGAACGTTTTAACGGTAGCCTCCTTTATTCCGATACTTTCACCTATTTCGATGGCAGTTTTGAGTTTAAAGGCTTGTGGGAGTTTGTTGTAAAGCAATTGCTGTGCAGGTAGTAATTTATCAACTGGGCTTTCTGGTGTCAGTATCTTCATGGCCTTTAGCATATTATCTAAAAAGTACTCAGTTAATCGTATGGCTTTCTCCATCGCTCCCTGTGTAACCGTGCAATTTTCACGATAGTTGTAGTCCTCCATTACCTGAATTATAAGAGCAAACCTCAAACAATAGTTTTGATATTTGGCAATGATACCCTTGATATGATCGGATTGAGAGCTGTCGTATTTTTTATTTTTAGCATCGTGCCAAGTTTTATAAAGCCTGTCAGCTTGCTCATTCATGTAATAGATATATTTTACCTCCTTACGCATTCCTAATAGCCCAAAAATGAAGTTTCTATATCCGTTCAATATTTCATATGGTATATTTATTTGCTGCCATTCTTGCTTACTTTGAGGCTGCGGATAAACAAAAAGGAATCTGTGAAAAAATCCGTTATGTTCATTTTCGTTTGCTGAAAGTGTGGTAAGTACTCCAGGTTGAACACCTCCGACAATAGTACAGAAAGGTTCATCAACTTTATCAATGCCGCGTGAAACCCTTTGGACAAGTAATGGCTCACCGCTCCAAAGGGAAAGCCACTTTTCCAGCTCATCGTTTGTATCACTGTACTTATTCATTTTTTTGATGAAACCTATAAGCTCATCATTAAGTAAACAACAACCATACTGATTGACTGCAAGAATCTTTGAAATCATCTCGATGGTACTGTCTCCAATAATTACCTGATAATATGGAGGTGCTTCTGGTTCCGGTTCTGATTTGTTTTTACTTGCCTTATAGGCCTGTAATTCTTCTTTGTATCGTTCGAGTTCCAATTTATAATGCTTGTAGCTTTCGGCATCATATTCCTGAAACGGTTTGAATGCTTTACCGAGTGCTGGAGTTTTAGATGCCCCAGGAGGTGCGACAATAGCCATGTACAAAATAGGCTTAACAATGTATCCCTGCATTGCTTCCAATATACAAGTATTACCTATGGCCGTAGAAACTGCTGCCAAAATACCACCGGCCAAATATTCATGCTGTATTACTTGTTTGCTGATAAACAACTGCAAAGCACTTGGGAAAATATCAAATGGAAATTTTGATCGGTCTTGTTTTGGTTGTTCTTGTTCAATCGGTTTATTTATTTCTATATCGTTTTGCTCACACAAAAATTTGATTGTTTCAATCGTTGTTATCCAATCTTGTTTTGATTTGTAATAAATGAATCTTGTGGGAGTAAGTATCCAGCTATGATCGTCTGAACTGATACGACTGTGAAAATTTGGGAAGTCAGTAAAACTTCCACTCATTATTAGTAACTTTTTTACTTTACCAAAATATACCTTAGCTGAATAATCAGCAAGTGAACCCTTGCGTAAATATGCTGCATATTTTTTGCGATTATATCTTTGGTTTTTTATTAGATATAAATCTATGCTTTCGAGCAATTCGTTGAAAAGTTCATCAGTACAAGATAAATCAAATAACAATGCCAGTTCTTCATATTCTTTTGGATATTCAATAATTATAGAATCCCTGTTTAATTCGATGTCATCGTATTCGTTGAAATAGATACACGATGCGCAAAGCATATCAAACTCATCCTGAGTGAGTTCTTCGATGTCTGTAAGTTCGTTATGGATTAATTCGTACCCTGGCGTAGGATAGCAAAAAGACAAAAGTCCACCTGTATAAATGCTTATTACCTCTCTGTTTTCATTGCTTTTTGCAAGTGGTTTTTTATGTTCAACTTTGCTAAACTTAGAATAAATATGATACCCTCCGTTCCTTGTTTTTTCAATACAAACTTTTCTTAGTACATCTTCGTTCGTACTTTTTACAATATTTAAGAACTGATTGAATAGTTCTTTGTTATTAGTATTCTTCAAATCGAAATCAAACATGAAATAGGGCGGCTTCATCCTTAAAGCAAGGCCGTTCATCTTATTCAAGTCCTGCATCCATCTGCTCACATCATTAATTGAATGATATTCGCCATTATCTTCAATATCTGTTTTGTATTCTGGGAATTTCTCTACGTTCTTTTTGTTTATATCCCAATCTACAGGCACAGGGTAAAGCCCCATTTCAAAAAGTTCTGATAGTACTTTGATATCCATTGTAAAAATATTTTGCCCCCAAGTCCACTCCCATAGGTAGCAGCTATGGGCGACAAGGGGGCAGTCATTTATATTTTCCCTGCTACGGAAAATTAAAAATAGTTATTTGCCGTGATATTTAGAATGACAAGATCTACACAAAGAAGTAAGCTCAAATAAATATTCGTTATGTAAATTTTTATAAGTTATATGATGAACCTCTTCAGCCTTACCAAAGCAAATTTGACACTTAAAATTATCTCTTCTAAAAACTTGTACTCTTTTTGCAGCCCACTGTGTAGTCTGTAAATATGCTTCATAATTATATCTCCAATCTGTATTTTTCTTGTGGTTCAATTGTTCATAGATTTCTTTTCTATACTCATATTTTTGGTACCTTAAATTATTTGCAACTTCAAATGTTATTGTTTTTATGCCAGTTATATCATAGTCTTTTATTTTATATCCTTTTTGTTCTCTTTCAAAGCACTTAGTACAGATATTTTTAAGTTCCTTGGTATTATTTCTTTTTTGAAGTAATGCGAATCTATATGCGTGATTACAAGGATGTTCGATTACATTAATACTATGGCAATATTCACACAAGAATCCTAAATAATATTGATTAGTAAACTCAGTTTCATTGTGATTTTTACAATATTGACATTCCATTTCAATAAACTTTATTTTCTAAATAATTTGCTATTATTCTATAATTAGCAACAGTTAAACAAGTATAAAAATAGTTGTCATAATCGCATTGCTGTAATTTATCAAATGCAATATTGTTCCAGTGGGCTGAAAGTTTCAGAAATGTTTCAAAATAACAATCTTTTATATTGTTATTTCTAAATACTGCGTGAATGAATTTTTTGTGAAAATCTGACTTTCTATTTTTAAAGCACTCATAAACTCCTTTAATAAAAATTTCAGAGTTTGGATAATCTTTATAGACTTCTATTAGATTATCGATTTCATTTTTATTCATAAAATTAAAAGTCCCAAAGAAAAGCTCCTGGTGGAATCGGATGCACTTGCATCCTCAGAAGCTCCCCTTTGGGAATTCAATAAGTTTTTTATAATTAGTCAGGATTCCACTTCCGACATCACAAAGATATTACTTTATCATATATCTCAAAAAATTCTTCAGGGCTACTGCAAAACTCATAAATACCACCAGCTTTTCGTTCCCTTTGCTGTTCAAGTAGTTGATGTTCGGATGGCCGGTCGCGACCTACTTTTATCTCAATCATAACACTTCGGCCGTTTATTGTTGCGCTAATGTCCGCAGTTCCTTTTCGTGTCGTACTTCGCATCCATTTTTTAGTACTAAGCACTGCTCCAGAAGCTGTTTTTTCAACGCCATCAATTAACCGGCCAGATACGTTAATCCTGGTTGCCCTAAATCCTTTCCATGTCAGGTAATTAATGATAAAGGTGGTTAGTCCGTTTGCCTTCGCCACCACAGGCATCTTAGGAGGTGAATAGTGACCGTTTCTGTAAGCGTTGGGATATTGCTCCTTAAAGTAATTTTCATGAGCTTGTAGGTAACTTTCTTTGAATGTCATAAAAGCTTCAATTGTTTGGTATGGTCATAAATCCGTTTCATTGCTGCTTCATAATATTCTGTATCAAGTTCGCAAGCAGTTAAATCGAATCCGTAATCATGACAAGCTATGGCGATGCTACCGCTTCCTAAGTGTGTGTCAAGTATTTTATCTCTTGGTTTGGCATATTTATCGAGAAGCCATTTGTATAGGGCAACTGGTTTTTGGGTGGGATGGATTATGATATTTGAACCTTTAGCCATAAATCCCTTATCGAGTCCATGACATCTTGAAAATGTTTTTATAGATATATCAAAACTCGTCCAAAACAATTCGTTATTTACTACACTCAAATTTTCTCCTTGTTTATCAAAAACAATCCATCCGCTACTAATAGGCAAATAATTACAAAAATAATTACCTCCACATACTATCTGATTCTTTGATATTCTTAATAAATTTTCAAAATATTCTTTTTTTGGTCTTTCTATATCCCAATTTTTTTCTTGATACAACAAAGAAAATTTAGAACCTTTTGATAATTTTCCTTTTCTTACTAATTTTTCATGTATCCCATACGGCGGATCCACAATAGCCAAATCAAAATATTTATCTGGATACCTTGCCATTAAATTCATGCAATCCTCATTCGTGATTTTCAGCTTGTCGTTTCTTATCATAATAATTACTTGCAAGTTTAAGATGATTATCTGTCAGCTTCATGATGTCGAAATAAATATCGTTCAAGGTCGATGGCTTAACCCAGCTGCGTGATTTAAGCCAGGTGAAAAGATGTTCCTTATTAATAAACTCGCCCCAGTGAGCCTCGAAAATCACGCTTTTGAATTTGTAGATGCGGACGATACCGAACTTGTCGATGTCGTAGTATTTGACTTGCATGGTTTTCGGTTTATGGTGTAACAATGTGGGCAGATAGGAAGGGATTCTTTGCGGCCTGCAATTGTTTGAGTAAATAGTTTAAAGCAGTTTCTACACTTGATCCACTTGGCGATTATTTTCATATTGTTGTTTTTAAAGATGCAGCCTGTAGAAACAGGCCGCCTGTTTACCTCTATAACCACATGAATCGCTAAAAGGGCAGATCACTATCAAATTTAGTACTACCACTTATAAATGTTTGTTCAGGTTGCTTCTTTTCCGGTGCCTTCAAATTTCCAATGTACACCTTCTGAGCTTTAGCATCGCGTTGCTCTTTGGATTGATTAATTTGGATGCTGCCGCTGTTTCCATACTGGTCAACATTTTCGTTCAACCAGATAGTAACATTGAGCCACTTGTTACCGTTTTTGTCGGTTGTTATGGCTTCCTTGGGAATTTTCGACAGGTTAATTCCTGCGTTGTAAAAAGTATTCATAAATTTAAAGCCCATGAACCCCATGGGTGAGGGTTAGTTGTGGGAGCAGGATTCGAACCTGCATAAAACCGTCTATGCTGGTTTCTTTTCGGTTGCCAAACGTTATGACTAACAGCATCCGCTTTACCAATTAAGCTATCCCACAAATTAGCAGTCAGTGATGGATTCGAACCATCATTAAACCTTTTTTTAGGCGTAGCAATAGTACTCTTGCTTGTTTATCTGCGCCACCAGCGTCTACCAATTTCGCCACCTGACTGTTCTGCGTTCTATTAATAATGGAAGTTAGTGCGCCTATACCATTTGGAAAACTGACCGGAATCGAACCAGTATGGATTACACCATGCACACCAGTGCCGTTTTCTTTCGTTTACTTCAACGTGACCGCTACGGTCGTAGTACTTGTTTTGGAT